GGCTGGGTACAGGACGCTATGGGACCTGAAAAGGTCGCCAACATTGAGGTAAACCTCACCAAGCAGATTGATAACTTGATCAATCCTCCGGCTGTGACGCCTCCGCTGCCTTGGAAGGCGTGAGCTACCTAGCCTCAAGGACTACATTTGATGGACACGCAGTTGATCATAAACTTCGTCGGTGTAGTCGCGGTTGGCGCGGGCGGCTGGTTCTCCCGTGAGATTTGGGGCGCTGTCAAAGAGATGAGGAAAGACCTTCACGAATTAGAGGTAGATCTTCCCAAGACGTATGTGAGCAAGTTCGACATGGACAAACGCATGGACCACATCGAGACGATGTTCCAGCGCATCTACGACAAGCTCGACGGGAAGCAGGACAAATGAGCACGACCGAAGAGAAGCAGGAAAAGATCGCTCTTGAGATGGCTGCGACAGCCAGCAAAGGCGCGTTGGTTGAGAAGATCACCTTCGCCGGTATCCCGATCCTGTTCTCTTGCGTTGTTTACCTCATGAGTTCGTTGTCCAACGCCAATAATGAAATCATTCAATTGAAGGCCAAGATTGCGGTTGTAGTGAATGCCGACAACAAGGCGATTCCCCCGCAAGGCACAACCATCGACATGGCGCAGATCAGGGAGCATTTGAGCGAGCAGATCAGCAAGGTCGAGAAGGAAAGCGCCTTGGCTCGCGCTGCCATGACTTTAGACCGCGAAAAGTCTATGTCAGCCATTGAGAAGAGCCGCATGGACATGGCGACGGATGCTGCCCAAGCCCGCGCGTCTATCCGTTTTGATATGGCGCAATTGATTGCCGCGCTTGATAAGCGTATCACCCTTCTCGAAAAGGGGCGCTGAGTTGGATCCCCTCAGCCTCTTGATGATGGCCAAAGCCTCATATGAGGCCGTCAAGGCTGGAATCGCGGTCGGGAAGGAGCTGCAAGGCGTTGCAGCAGACCTTGGCTTGCTGTTCGACAGCGTCGCGGCCATCACACGATATGCCGCACAACCCCCAAAGGGTGGTCTTCTGAGCGGTAAGACAGCCGAACAGATGGCCATGGAGGCCTACGCAGCCAAGGCCGAAGCCGACCAGCTTCTCGCAGACCTCAAGAATCACTTCGTTGGTGAGTATGGCCTCGCAGCATGGGATCAGGTCGTGGCCCAGACCACCCAGATCAAGAAGGACATGCGCGCAGCCGCCCTTGAGGCCCAGAAGGAGCAGGAGGAACTCATGAACACCGTCATGACTTGGGGGGCAGTGCTTCTTGCGCTCGTTGTGGTTGTCGTGTGCATTGTTCTGATCGCGATTGGCCTTGTTCACCGATAGGAGCACAGAAAATGGACTTACTGAAGGATCTGGGCCCCCTACTTGGTCAAGTCGCCCCTACCATCGCCACTGCGCTGGGCGGCCCGCTGGCTGGTGTTGCCGTCAAGACCCTGTCCAATGCTCTCTTCGGGCACGAAAATGGCTCAGCGGACGACGTGGCGGCGGCAATCTCTACTGCAACGCCGGAGCAGCTCGCGGCCATCAAGAAGATCGACGCCGACTTCCGGGCGCACATGAAGGAGCTCGACATCGACCTTGAGCGCATCGCTGCAGGTGATCGTGACAGCGCCCGGCAGATGCAGATTGCCAACAAGGACTGGACACCGAAGGCTTTGGCCTTCTGCATTACATTCGGGTTCTTTGGGGCTCTGGTCTGGATCTTGGTGTTTGGGATCCCGAAGACGGGGACAGAGGTTCTTCTGATGATGCTAGGTTCGCTCAGCACCTCATGGACTGGCGTTGTTCAGTTCTATTACGGCTCTAGCGCTGGGTCTAAGGCCAAGACTGATGCTCTTACGGCGAGGGATGGGAAATGAAAGAGAACTGGGACGAATGCTTCGCCATGGTCATCAAGAGCGAAGGTGGGTTTGTAAACAATCCTAAGGACCCTGGAGGCATGACCAACTTGGGCGTCACTCGTTCGGCATGGCAGGGCTACCTGAACCGTGACGTAACTGAGGCCGAGATGCGCGCCCTGACGCCCGAAACAGTCAAGCCTTTCTACAAGGCCCTGTATTGGGACCGGATTAAGGGCGATATGCTGCCCCCCGGCGTTGACTATGCTGCCTATGACCTTGCCGTTAACAGCGGACCCCACAAGGCTGCCCAGTACCTTCAGGAGATAGCTGGCGTGACGGCAGACGGCATGATTGGCCCAAAATCTTTGGAGGCGATCAAATCCTGCAACGCTGAGGAAACTGCTGACGCAATCTGCGATATGCGGATGGACTTCCTCAAAAGGCTTTCAACTTTTGATACGTTTGGTAAGGGCTGGACGGATCGGGTTGGCAGGGTGAAGGCCAAGGCCATCAGTATGGCGAACGAAGCCTGATAGTGTTAGGATAGGCTATGGCCACCACGACGACGTTCACCACTCTCAAAGAAGACATCCGGCGCTATCTTGAGCGTGGCTTCACGCTTGCGTCGGATGCTATTGTCTATGAGCAGATCCCCCGGCTGATCAATCTTGCTGAGCGGCGCATAGCCCGCGAGCTGAAGGTTGAGGGGCTGATCAACGTCGTCACCAGCACCATGTCCCCAGGTCTCGCCGTCTATCCCAAGCCTGACCGCTGGCGCACCACGGTGTCGTTCAACTACGGCATTACTAACCAGTATCAACAGCTCTTCCCGCGCTCTTACGAGTATGTGCGGACCTACTGGCCCAACAGAGACGAAACTGGCGTCCCGCTCTTTTACGCCGACTATGACTACAACAACTGGATCGTCTCCCCGACGCCGGATCAGGCGTATCCTTTTGAGGTTCTGGTCTACCAGCTGCTCCCGCTGCTCGATGACACGAATCAGACAAACTGGCTGACGGAGTACGCCCCGCAGGTCCTGCTCTACGCCTCCCTTCTTGAGGCCACGCCGTTCCTGAAGAATGATGAGCGCATTGCCGTTTGGCAGTCCATGTACGACCGTTCCGCGCAGGCGCTCAACGGTGAAGACCTGTCGAAGATCCTTGATCGCTCCGCGCGTCGGACGGAGGCGTAAATGACTAGCTACACAGAAGTCTTTGGCGGAACGAACATCTACCCGTCTGATGTCTCATATTTAGCCTTTGGTCTAACTACTACTGACATCACGCTGGCGTGGCCGGTTGAGACGAACGCGCCCAACACCCTGGCTGATTATGTCGCTGCGCGCATCATGGATGTGAACAGCACTGGGTCTTCTAAGAAAATATACCTTCCTGCAGCAAATGATGCGTCGGTTGGCGAGTGTTTCCTCTTCAACAACATTGGAACAACCACCTTCACGGTGGTGGGCAGTACCGGGACGAGCATCTGCACGGTTCTGCCGGGCACCCTGTGGCAGGTCTACATGACCTCCAACACCACTGCAGCTGGTGTGTGGGTGTCGTATCAATTCGGCTCCACTACGTCTTCCGCTAATGCAGGGGCGCTGGCTGGATTTGGCCTGAAGGCGATCACCACCACTCTCAATCAGGCGATCACGGTTCTTCAGTTGAACTCAGCCTACACGGTTGGCGTCAGTGACCGCGCCCACATGATCAACTGGACTGGCGCAAGCGGCACACTTTCGCTGACCAGCGCGTTCACTCTTGGCGATGACTGGTTCCTATACGTCAGGAATAACGGCACCAGCGCGCTGACGGTTGACCCCAGCGGATCTGAGACGATCAATTCTGCGGCAACGCTGGTGATGAACCCCGGCGATTCCGCGATGATCATCTGTGACGGATCTTCTTTCTACACCGTAGGCCTTGGCAAGTCCGCCGTTTTCACGTTCGATTACACCCAAATCAACGTGGCCGGGACCGGGAACTACACCCTTTCCGGTTTCGAACTGAACCGTATCGCATACGATCTGATCGGGCTTCTGACAGGCAACCGCAGTGTCATCGTACCCGCTACGGTGCAGCAATATTGGATCAACAACACCACAACTGGGGCGTTCAGCCTTACGGTTAAAACGGCGTCTGGGACTGGCGTGGTTGTGCCGCAGGGTGGCGCGGCCATCCTTTACTGCGACGGCACGAATGTAGTCAGCGCACAGACCCTCAACGTCGCCCTCCCTGTCCCCGTCGCCAGTGGCGGCACTGGCGCGACGACAGCCGGTGGCGCTCTCATCAATCTTGGCGGCACGTCTGTCGGTACGGCAGTCTTTACCGCAGCCAATTCAGCTGCAGCCAGAACGGCGATTGACACCTTCTCAACGCAGGAGTCCCTGTCCCTGATCGTGGCGCTCAGCTAATGGCGACACAGCCCTACACCATCAAGTCCCTCCCCGGCATCAAGCGCGACGGAACGCGCCTTGAGAATGGCTTCTATGTGGATGGCCAATGGTGTCGGTTTCAGCGTGGGTTGCCCCGCAAAATGGCTGGCTATCGCACTGTTTCTGCTGAACTTCCTGAGATCTCGCGTGGTCTCAATGCCTACAACCAGAACGGGCGCGTCTATCTGATTTCAGGTAGCAATAGCTATCTCACGCAGCTTGTCCTCAATTCTGACGGCATTGCAGTCTCAAAATATGACCGGACACCGTCAGGGTTCGCCGCGAACAGCCTCAACCTCTGGACCTTTGATAGCCAGTTCGATTCGGTTGGCGTATCGCCTGGCGCTTACCTTCTGGCACACCCGGGCAAAAACCTGTCTACAATCGACTCAGACGCCACTTCCTCGCTGTATTGGGGACTCACCAATACTACGGCGCTCTTGACCGCCAACACTGCGCCTGCGGTCTCTGGTGGTGTTGTCTGCCTATACCCTTACACTTTCGTCTATGGGTCGAACGGATATGTGGCGTGGTCTGTCGCCAATAGCCCCAATGACTGGGTGGGGATTGGATCTGGAGACGGTTACATCACGTCTCAAAAGATTGTCGCTGCGCTTCCGCTGAGAGCTGGCCCAGGCAATGCTCCTGCTGGCCTCTTCTGGTCTTTGGACAGCCTTATCCGCTGCACCTTCGTTGGCGGCGACCCTGTGTTTCAGTTCGACATTCTGACCTCTCAGTCGTCGATCCTGTCTTCACAGTCTGTGATTGAGTACGACGGCATTTTCTATTGGGTCGGCGTTGATCGCTTCCTGATGTTCAATGGCGTTGTCCGCGAGATCCCCAATCAGCTGAACCAGAACTGGTTCTTTGACAATCTCAACTATGCCCAGCGCCAGAAGGTTTTTGCCTACAAGGTGCCTCGTTTTGGTGAGATCTGGTGGTGCTATCCCCGTGGCGATGCCACTGAATGCACCCACGCCGTCATCTACAACCTGCGTGAAAATACATGGTATGACACGCAACTGCCCAATTCTGGCCGCTCCTGTGGCGAGTTTGTGACCGTCTATGAGTACCCCTTCATGACTGGCGTAGATACGGATGCCGTCACCGGACAGTACAAACTCTGGCAAAATGAGTTTGGGTATGACGAGTTGGACGGGACGCAGATCAACTCCATCGAATCCTACTTTGAGACTGCTGATATTTCCCTAGTGGCCGATCCGAATAACCCAAGGGAAAAATCGCTCGTATGTAGGATGATTGAGCCTGATTTCATCCAGACTGGCGACATGACATGCCAGATCTCCGGCAGGGCGAACGCTCGATCTCCTGAAGTGTTGAGTGAGGAAAAAACCTTCCCCGATCAGGACAACACCATCCGGCCTGATCAGCAGGTGATCTTCTTCAAGGATCTGCGCCGCGAAATGCGGTTCATCTTCAAGTCAAACACGGTTGGCGGGAACTATCAGATGGGTCAATGCATCGCTCACATTGAGCCGGGAGACGGAACGGTGCTCGGATGATCGACCCACGAGGAATGACGGTTACTGACTGGACCGACTCAATGGTCTATAGTCTTGAGAAATACGGGACTCTGGGTCGTCTTGACGACCCGGAAAAATGGCAGACTTGGGCTTTAGGCGTCGTCTCGTTCTTCACGGTTGGCGCGCAGAACCCCCCGAACCCGATGGACTACACAGACTGGCAGGAATGGGCGTTCGCGTTCATTCGGGCCGTAACCCTACCCGGTGGATAACATGGCCCCTGACTACCCTGCCAACTGGAACCCGGTCTCTAACGACGCTGCCGACTCGGCTTGGCGTGGCAGCCCCATGAGCATGTT